GCACCACGATGACCTGTGAACCGGGAACAAGTGGCGTATTGACCGGGTACTGCATTGACTGGGATGACCAGCCCGAGAAGGTTGTGCAAAAACTGGGGGCTCGCAGCCCTGCAGTAATTGCCATCACCGGACGGCCATCGTTGTAATCAATCAGAATACCTTCTGGCATTATGACCACCTCCCGACGACAACCCGCCCACCGCCAGATAAATTGACAGTTATTCCATTCCCGTTGATGACGACAGTGTTATTGGTGCCATTAAATGCAAACTGGCCACTGTCAGCGTAAAGTTTGCCATGCAATTCAGCGTTTCCATTTTTATCAATGCGCCAGCCAGCTGAGCCAGCAACAAAGTTATTCGACTGGATATAATTACCAATCTTGGCATTGGTAATACTGCCATCCTGAATAAACGCATCGCTGATAAACACCTGACCATTAACAACTGCAAACGGCGAATATTGCGTATCACTACTGCCACTCATCAGGACGAACTGATTGGCGTTAAATCCGACACGAGTGACTACCGGCTTACCCGCTTCGGCCAGCACTGCAATCGACATTCCGGCGTTATACATAACACCGTTAATCCGTACTCCGGTTTTGAGGGTGTAAATCGCAGATGCTCCGGAGGCATCAACCACGGCGGTGAGTTTATCTTCCAGAGCTGCAGTCACATCATTGAACTGCGCCTGCACCTGCGTGGACATTTCAGCCATCGCTTTATCAACATCAGCAATGGTCGTTTTAACCACCAGAATATCCGCGCGCACCTCGCCGTACTGCGCCCACTGGTGTTCCACCGTTCCATGGTTGGCCAGCGCATTCTGCAACGCAGCTTCCAGGTTGGTATCAATGTCGCTTGTCAGGCGGTCGCCATCGGCAGATGTCAGGAAGTCATCAGCAATATCGCCCAGGTAGTCGTCAGCATTCGCGTTGGATTTGCCACGAACCCAGTCAGTCCAGTCACTCTGATTACCAATGCGATCGACCAGACGAGCCCGGTACCAGAACTCCTGACCTGCCTTCAAACCCAGTTGGGTATAGGTGTGTTGCGGATACGGAACTCCTGCAAGCAGCAGAGGATTATCCCCATTTCCGTTTGCTGAATACTGCAGTTCGGTCTGGAGGGTATCACCTGTATCCGCCGGAAAGGACCAGTCAACCTGTATACCCCAGTTGATTGCTGTGGTGCGCAGACCAACCGGCTTGGGAACATCCCCAGCACGTCCAGTGAGATGAGTCAGCACAGAAGAGGTCCACAAACTGGACGCTCCACCAGAGTTAATGGCGCGGACTCTCACGAGGTAATCGCCTGAGAAAATCCCGGCGATCTCTATATTGCGCAGGCCTGTTTCGGGAATGTTGATCCACTCATTATCACCACGTTTCCACTGTGCCTGATACGCGACAATATCCGCCTGAGGTTTCCCGTTTTTATCTACTGGCGCATCCCAACTCGCAACCATGGTCGCAATACGCTGTCCCTGCCGGACCGAGTCGTAACTGCTAATCGCGATATTCGTGGGCTGGCTAACCAGGCCTGTCGGTAACAGACTAATCGGCGGCGTATCCAGCCGGGCGTTGTTATCAACGGCATCGTACTTAGCCCCGTTGTACTCTGCACCGGTGATACTGTAAGTGTTCTCTTCATCGTTAAATGTCAGATTGGTTACACGGAAATACTGGAGGCGCAACTGACCTGCATCGATAACAAAAATGGCATTAGGTAGTGGCTCAGCGGTAAAGGCAGTTGCCAGTATCAGTTGCTGGCCGTTAACCGCCTGAATAGTTCTGCTCTCAACGGTACCGCCCTGGGTACGAATCATCAGCGTATCGCCGGCCAATGCGCTTGTTCCCCGATCGGTAGTTACAGATTTCAGCCCGGCATCGTAGTCAGTAATTCGCCCACCATAGACACGGCCAGACAGCCGCTCATCGGCAAAGGCGAACACTGTCCCAGGTACATAGGCGAAGCCATCGAGTCCAGTCTGAACAGTGATAATGCGATCCAGCGAGTTGGAGTAGACGGCCCACCCTCCGCGGCGCTGCGCCTCGCTTTCACGTGTACAGCCAATAGCCGTCAATTGCGTCTGCTTAAATTTGAACTGCTTAACCAGCTCGGGAAACATCACTGCCGTTGTGCGATCCTGATAGTGGTTATCTGGGTCACTAAAGTTAATCAGCGCAGAGCTATAGCGGTTCTTTTCACTGCCGCTGGAGTACGTTGGCTTACCGACAACAGAGGCTCGAGTGAGTATCTGAAGTTTTGACGTATCAGCTGGCATATCAGAGACAACATTGAACATGTTGTTGCCCCAGAACGTCATGCCATTAAAACCTGCCGCAATATCCTTGATCACCTGCCAGGCATCAGCCTGAGCCCGGATATAAACGTCAAACATAAAGCGAGGCTCGGTACCGCTGCCACCCTTACCATCCGGCACCTTCTGATCGCAGCGCTGGGCAATACGATACAACTCCCACTTATCAAGCATCGCTGCCGTAACCCTGCGACCGAGACCAAAGCGGGGTTCAGTCAGAATATCGAACCAAATCCATGCGGGATTATTCGTCCATCCCCATTTGAATGTACCGTCCCATGTACCGCTATACGCACGAGCAATCGGATCGTAGTTCTGAGGGATACGGATTACCCTTCCCTTCGGCTTACATGAAATCTTCGGAATATTGCTGAATGACTTAGCATTGAATGACACATACAGCAGCGCCGTGTGCGGATATCGCAGGCGGGCATCGATTACCTCAGTGATTGCCTGCACCTGGGTTTTGTTCTGCAGCATCTGGCTAGTGCTATCAGCGGTATCTCGAACAACGCGAATCTGCCAACCGGTTGTAGCTTTGGGCAAATTGATACGGTGCGTCAGCTCATAGAGAGAGCTGAGTTTCTCCGTCACCGTTTTGGTCATCACCGTAGAATACGCGCCACCATCAACGGCGAGATCAATATGGTATTGCACGGTTGTACCAACGATATCACCATCATTTTCCTGCTGCTGAAGTCCTGGAATACCAATGCGCACCAGTACGGCATCGATCTGGGTATTACTGATAGCTCGAGTCCATGGGGTGACTTTCGTCAGCGAAACACCAATGCTGGTTTCATTTTCAACCGCCGGAAAGCCGGGGATCGGTATCTGCGACTGCGTCCCCGGGCGAAAATCCCATGAGACGTTTTCGAAGTTTGTCGACCCGTCTGCATTGCCCAACGGCGTGCCGTCCAGGAAAATACGAGTCGCGTCCAGCCCACCAGCAAACTCTCCCTCACCTAACGCCAGCAACATGCGGCAATGCGCCATTGATTGTGCTGAATCAGGCTGTTCTACGGGCGTGTGTTGCTTCTGGCTGCCGCCCTTTGCACCAGTGATCGTTGCCATATTGCGTCCATAAAAAAACCCGCCGTGGCGGGTGGTTATTAGTCTCAGGTGGTTAAAATGCCGTTGGATAAATACCGAAGTCACCGTTCGTCCCGTACCCAATCCGGTACATAAGAGTTTTTTCGCCAGTAACTTTCCCTGACTGCTCACTCATTCCACCACCGCAGATGCCTTTTGGCCAGGCGCTAAAAATATGCTCTCCTGTGGACGGATAAACCGTAACCTTTTGCGCGGTATCAAGATCAGCAACTTCCTTGCCATCTACGTAAACCCGGCTCATACAAGCGCTCCCCATAAATCCAGAGTCCCGCTTAATAATTACTTCGCCAGTACCATCTTTTTTAGTTAAGAGATCCGAATTGATGATTTGTTTTGCGGGTGCGTCTTTTGCCTGTTCATTTGATACAGGTTTCGTAGCGCAGCCACTGAGGCCTATTAATGCCAATACAACCAATAGATTCTTCATGTCCCTATATCCATCAGTAAAAGAAGGGAATAATCCTAACATCCATCCAAGAGTAAATCAGCGGAATGGATCAAATATCCTCACTGATCACACCGGCTGATATGATGGCCCCGCCGATTTCACGTTCACCGTAGAGCACTGCTACAGGGTTCCCCATCGCCAGAGTGTTCACTGAGCCACCAAAGGCATAAGAGGGTTTATTGTCAGGGTCGTCTCGCCCCTGCAGGCCTTTAGGTTGGGGGGAAAGCATCTGGAAGACACCTCCCGCCATCATTCCTACACCACCAGCAGCAAGACTCGCCCCAAACGTAGCCAAGGTGCCCGAGCTAAAATAAGAGATTGCGATACCTGCTACTACCATCACGGCTCCGAGTATGGTCTGGAATAGCCCGGCCTTTTTCGCTCCCTCCATTATCGGCGCGATGCGGATATCACTACCGCCGCCCAGTTCCCGGTAATCCTGCACGCCGATATTACGTTTGCCTCGGAACACTGCGAACGTCATGCCGTTTTTCTTGGCGTCATAGAGATATTGTTCCAGCCCATCGAAATTAATGCACAAGGCTTTCACCGCTTCCGCTGACGTTTGTACTGCCAGCTGATGCACGCGGCCGAATCGTGCGCCGAGTGTGCCATACAGACGAATAGTGGTTAGCCGCGCCATGGTTTAATCTCCTCTGACAGGTCTTTGTGGCGGACGCAGATCATCGTCCGGTCTTTGAAGTAGCCGCGGGCATACGGCGTGACGCAGGATGGCTGGCCGTACAGGTGGTGCAACAGCTCGCCCTCCTCGGTGATAACTCCCGCGTGGTTCCACTTACCAGATTCGACCTGCATGATGACCATGCACCCGGGGGCCGGATCGCATTCAACAAATCCCTCTCTCTCCCAATTATCGAAATAGAGGTTGTCCGGATACTGACTTTCCCACCACGGGTAATCAACGCGGAAGTCAGTCAGCGTTACACCCTGGGTGGCATGCCAGTCCATGACCAGCCCCCAGCAGTCGTGAGAGCCCAGAATGAACGGGCGCCCGATAAGCGGGATGGCATCCGGCGTGATTTCGGCATACTCGTCAGCATCCGGGGCGTAGATGCCCCACACCACTCCGGACTGGTTGCATTGCTGGCGATCGAGGTCTGATGGGATAGCCCTGGCGCCGTCGCCAGGATGTGAGTGAATGACGCGGATGATCGTCCCTGCATCCTCGGCATTTGCCCAGTGCTCAGCATCAATACGGAAATGTTCAGTCGGGTTTTCGTGACTGTTTGGCGCCGGCACATAACGCTGACGCCGCCCTGACTGGATGACGAGGCCGCAGCACTCCCGCGGCGATTCCTCCAGCGCTTGCGCCCGGATGGCATTCATAATCGTTTTGTTCATTTTGATGTCCGATTATCGGGAAAAAAGCACCGTTGCTGGAAATCCGCCAAAATCGAGAGTCGCGGTATTAGGCTCTGCCAGCCCGGCACCAAACCGCTTACGGCAGTCACTCAGGCAGCCGCCGCACACATCCAGCGCCGGGTCAGCGACAGGATTACCCTTCGCATCAAAATACGCCGTGCCGTTGTAGGTGCAGCCGTCACCACTGCGGTATTGGCCGCGCAACGCCCACTCACAGAGTGATGTAATTTGCCGGGTGGGAATAACTAGGTTCTGCAAATCCGCTGGGCTACTCAACGACCACGTAACCACCTCATCATCTTCTGAGGTTTTGGTATCCAGCCAGAAGGTTTGCAAAGAGAACGCCGTCGGATCCGCCGTTGGGTTAACGCCGCCCGGAAAGTTCACCTCATCCAGATAGATAGCGTAGGTG